GTATCGAAGACATGGAAGGCGATCGCGGGAGGAAGTTGATCGCATCGATTTGGTGTCCAGTACCAGGCACGAGCGATTTCGCGAGCCGTAGTCAATGGAAGCTCTTTCATCGGGCCAAGATAGCCCCAAGCTCGCGCTACTTTTAAAGTAATTCCATGATTGGTTTCGCCTCCTGCCGGATCTTCCCAATATCCGCCCTCGGATTCCTTTAATCTCGCAAAGCAGTCATCGAACGAGGTGACCATGATCATTCATCCTTCTCTGGCTTTAGATCTCGCCGCAGTCCGATAAGCTCGCGCATAAGCTTCACCGCCTGAATAGCCACAACCAATGCAGTGGCAACCAAGCCCAATGTTGTGGTGACAGAAGCAAGCCATCCCGTAATAAGACCATGGTCCACCGCAGTACTTGACGCTGCCGAGCTGATGCCTGTTGCTAGGGCTACTTTTGGACTGCTAGCCGCTTCATAGATCGCGTTTAACACGCCGTCGCTTTGATCGCTCATCACGTTTTCTCTTGATAATGTCCCTAAGCCCCGACACTATGAGCGTTAGGCTCCATAGGATAAACCACGCCGTTAGTGTCATGACGGTCAATTAGAAGAAGCCGGATTGCTTGAACAATGCTCAGCAAAGCAATCAGCTTGTTGTATAGCCACGGATCGTCACCTAGTTCATACCAGATGAAACCGCATGTATTGATTACTATCGATGCAATGCAGGAAAGCTGCATGAAATCGCAAAGCTTGTCGCATACGAAGGCGGGGCATGCCTTGAGAAGCGCCCAATCGACAGTCAAAGCACTCCCGAAATAAATTGCCGCCCAAAATTCGGTATTGGGCAGATCATTCATGCTATGAGCATGCAAAAGCCCTGCTGCATATGCAACAGTAGCTAATGCAATTCGGGAGGGCCAACGATTCATTTTTTCTTAGGCTTAGGCTGAACTACTTTTTGCTCAGGAGGTTTTTTCGGACCATTGCCGCCAGTCGCCATATTCATTTTCTTCATGTCATTTCCTTCTTTAGTTAAAGATTGCCTATTTTACCTCTGAAATTTTTGTATTTGGGATTGAATAATTTCATCCTCCGTCAATTGAGGCGAAGAAGGAAGACCTAATGCAACACCACCTGCCCTTAATGCAGCGTTGCCAGGGCTGCTAGCTAATCCACGAAGCAATGCACTTGTAGCATAGGAAGGCGCTCCCATGCTACGTTGGAATGGCTGAGAAAGTATTGTAGATCTTGCCAAAGGCCTGGCGCCAAGTGCTAGCAATGCCAATGGACTTCCTGTAGCAGCGCTTAGGCCACCAGCACCATAGAAGTCCAATGGACTAATGCCAGGCATTGAGCTTGTTATCTCCTCAGCCGCCTTAGGGAAAGCTTGTGCAAACTGAGCAACTTGCTTGATGTCTCCAGATAGTGGCTTCCCACGGGCTAACTGAGCTGCCAACTTCTTCGCAGCAACGTTGCCGGTTGACTCATTCAAAGCGTTCTCGACACTATATGTCTTAGCGATTAGTTGTCGTGCAGATCTGAATCCATTTAACAACTCGCCTGCACCAGGGACAGATTGAAGATGACTATCAATTGCATCTTCCAATGCCCCAGCCCCATCCTTCAGCGCCTTACCAAGATCTTTGTTCCCACTTGCATATGCGGCATCTGCTTGAGCACGAAGCTCGCGTATTTTGTTGACTGCGCTTTCTGCCGTGAATGATGGAGTACGAAGCGTATCAATCTCTGCAATGACAGGATTCGGCTTTGCATTGGGGAAAGACTGAGCCGCGCTTAAATATGGCTTCACAATATCATCCAAAGCTTTATCGTAAGCTTGGCCGGGAGTGATATCGCCAGCTGCAGATACTGCGGAATATGCTTGTGCCGCCTCTTGACGAATACCTGCCAAAGCATCTTTTGTGATCGGCTTTGACGGGTCAAGACCTAATGCATTAGCAATGGTCCTGTTCGTGACAGCTTGATTCTTGATGGAAGCAGCCTGACCAGTCGTTAGTTTGCCAGCTAGTCCCTCAATGGTTCTATTTGTGATAGTGGGATTTGTCTGTACTGGCGGTATAACATAGCCAGCCTCCCTTGCAGATGAAGCGACACTGTCACGAACAGAATTTAATTCCTGCGCTGCATTACGTGCAGCAGCTAACCTTCCTACACCGCTACTGATGAGCTTGCCAGCACCAAAACCAAGGCCACCACCAATTGCCCCGCTAGCTGCATTGCCGAGCGCTGATTCATCACCTGAGGTTGGTTGCAGACCGCCTAAAATAGCTCCTGCGCCAATAGATGCCGCAAGACCCTGTCCACCAGGTATTAGGCCAGTAACGACAGCCGGTAAAGCTTGACCGATAAAATTACCTGTCTTGCCACCGGCCGTATTCAGCAATGGAGCGTCTTCAATACGCCGCTGGTTAATACGTTGCTGAACTTCTTGTTTAATCTGAGCCGCTGGTTGAATGCCTAAGGCCCTATTTAGTGAGGTTTGCCCACCAATTGCATTTTCAAGATATGAGCCGACCTCTGCTCCTCGTTGGCGAGCACCAAGAACGAGATTGCTAAATGCGCTACCAAGGCCTCCAGCAAGATTGCCAAGGAAAGAACTATTGTCCTCGGGCTTCGATGGTGCCTCTTTAGGCGCAGCAGCCATCTTGTAAGACTTCTGAGCATAAGCCAGCACTTCGTCCTGACTTGCTCCTTCAGGAGCGGTCACGTCATAGCTCTTACCATCTGGCGCTGTGATTCGATAAGTTGGCATTATTCACCTACACGTTGAATTGACCATCCACCATTGGCAGCAGGGATCATTGGAGCAGTTAGCTTTGCCTTACCTGCATTAGCTTGCAATGCTTGTACAGACAATTGACGACTGCGGGCCTTCTGTGCGATGACTTCTTTGCTATCTCCGGGCTGAGGGAAATACTGCTTACGCGCATTTTCGAATTCCTGGGCCCCGATTGCCGCGCCCGATTCCTGACGGAGCACGGCGTTCACAAAATCACGCTGCGCCTGTTCCGCCTGTTGATCCTCTGGCGACAAGGCGAGCTTATTTGTTGCCGCACCCAGCGCCCCCCCGAGCAATGGGACTTCGGAGACAGAAAGTTTACTGTTGATGGCCGCAGGATTATATTTACCCTGCAAATCATTCAGCAGCTTATTTGCCTCGTCAGCACGCAAGCCAAATGCGGCTGATTTCCCTTGGAATTCAGTAGGTGCTTTGCCTTGGATGCCAGGAACGGTAAGGAGACCACCGGTCGGATTGGCTTTGTTAACAGGAAGAACATAGCCGCCAGCTTCCGCATTGAATACTGGGCGGTTGGCTTGCCCGACATCGAAGGCAAGACGATTTGCAGCCGTTCCTGCAGTAAGTTGTTCGCCTGGAGTAGCCGTCTTTGTGAATGATTGCCCTGGGTTCAGCGCAAACGGATTATAAGCAACCTGTCGTCCACCAAGATCAGCAAGTTTCAACTCATCGCGCGGCAGGATGCCAGCCAAGCGCTTGATAGAGCCGCCTTTTCCAACCAGATATTGGAATGGGCGTCCGTTCTCATCTAGGCCAACTTGCGGCTTAGTCTCATATTCTTCTTTGAATTTCAGCGCGGCGGTTTCTGCTGCATCTGCCTCAGGGCCAAAGCCAGCGCGGCGAAGCGCCTGAGCTTCTGCCAGACGAGTGCTATATAAATCACTTGCCGCCGCCGCATTTTGGCTTGGCGTACCGATTGTCTGCGCATTGGCAACCGTTGGCGATAGATTAGCGGTCTGCCCCTCAGGAATTTGCGCAGCGGGATTAGATCCGCCAAGATCTTGATAAAACCGCTGCAAACGTGCTGCCCGTTCACGCGCAGCGGCTTGATTAGCCAAGTCGCTCTGTGCATCCTGAATCTTCAGCCCGAGCAGTTGTCCTTGTTGCTGCTGCTGTTGGCGCAGCAACCGGCGCTGTTCGGCCTCAGTAATGCCTTGCTGATATGCCTGAAGACCACCACCGAGGATTTGACCAATGCTAGTTGGAGTGCGGGAAGGCCCCGACTGCTGAAGAATCTGCGCTGCAGCAGCTAGCAATCCCTGATTCTGGTCAGGAGTGAGATTGCTGAATTGATCGAAGAATGCCATATGATCCTCTATGCGAAGGCCCAAGGATTAGTGTTCGTTGCGGTAGTTCTGCCTGCGTTGGACCCCAAGTTACTGAATTGATTCAGCAATCCAACACCTGACAATGCGCCACCAAGGATATTGCCTGCCGTGTTCTGATACAGCGGCGTCGTATTAGTCCCGTTTTGCGTGCCGATCTGATTCACCGTCGAGTTTACGCCAAGGAACGGAGAGAGCAGCCCGCCAACCTGCTGCGCGCGGTTGATGCCAGCATTGTTGGCATTCTGGTTGTATCCGTATAGTTGAGCAAGGTTACCAGACAACAGGCCCGAGCCTCCAAGCAATGCTGCATTGTTTTGAGCCTGCGTCGCGAGGCCAGCATTGACATTCGTATTATCAGCAGCCTGTCGGGCAGCAGCATTTGCCAGATTGGCTTGCTGCTGGAATGCTGCATTTTGTTGTGCAGTGCCATATTGCTGACCGCTCAAGCCCTGCAGCGCCGCCAATGCCCTATCTTGGCCCTGGCTAAAGGCATTAGATTGTGCACCAGTCGTAGCCGCGATATTGGCAAGACCAAGCTGTTGTGCAGCATTGGCGGCTTGCTTGGAATAATCGGACAGTGCAAGACCTTCTGCAATACCTTGTCGAGAACCACCATATGTGCCTGACGCGATCGCTCCGCCACGAAGTCCTGGAAGAACTTGGCGTTGTAGCGTATCAGTGATATTGCCAAGATTCGTATTGAATGCCTGATTGCTCTGGTCGATGCCACTCTGAAGCGTGCTTTTCAGGTAAGGATTCTCAGCAGGATTACCATAAATAAAGTTCTGATATGCAGGCGACAGATTTAACGAATTTTGAGAAGGGGCATTGATTTGTGCAGCATCCGCCACCGCCGCTCCAATAGTCGGGGCTTGATTACCCTTCAGTAATCCATAACCGGCATTACGAATCGCATTGATATCATCAGCGGAACCACCGTTCAGGTAATTACTGGCAAGATCACCAATGAATTGCGAGCCTTGGCTTTGCGGCTGATTCAGCAACCCCTGAACTTGATTTAGGAATCCTGGTTGCCCATTATTTCCGAACAGGATGCTTGCAATCCTTGGATCTATTTGTTGCTGGCTAGTAGATGAACTGCTGCCGCTAGTGTTGGTCGATGTGCTACTAGGGGCTGTAGCGCTGCCGATTGCGCCACCAAGAGCGCCACCAATGGCCGCACCAGCAGGGCCACCAAAGATGCCGCCAACAATCGGAGCCGCAGCACCAAGTAAGCTACTGAAAAATCCCATATCGTTCTCCGATTATCCTAAAAACTTCCAAATGCCAGCAGAGTTATAAAAATAGATGCCTTCGCCGCTGCCTGGATTCCAATTTGGAGCGCCAGAGGCATAACGAATATCCCCGCGCCGTGGTTTCGTAGGCGCAACGTACGTAGGGTCAAGATGTCCAGCAGCCAGAAGCCTTACAGTTGCTGCAATGCGGTCAAACTCTTCTCTTAAATATCTCCGAAGTACATCAATATCGCTGATATCGGCCGGCACCTGTGATGGCTCATAGCTTACTGTGCTGATTGATTTAGGCCGCATTAATATTCTCCTGCTGTATCCAACTCAACATCATAAGAATCCAGGCGCCATTGATACGCTGATCCATTCGAGAATTTGATTGCGATGTAACGACCTGTCACGAAGCAATCAACTTTCAAAGTATCCCCAATTATATGATCCATGACGGCAGAATAACTCGGCGATTCATAGGGGTCATCCATGCCCGCCACTGAAATTGTGACTGTCTCGCCGATATTCCCGGTGATTCGCGCCCGAATCCCCCTAACTAATTTCAAAGCTTCCGGCGCATCATAATCTAGTCCCTGACGCTCAAGGAAGCTGTTGGGCTTCACGCCGTCGAAGGTGGCCGAGGCATCCAGGAGGAACAGCTTCTGATTGTTCGACGCCATCAGCACGCGGGTCGTGGCAGGGGTGAAACCTGGGCCATTCCACAGCGTCAAATCGGAGTTCCATGGGTCGCTATCCGAATCCCATGACTGGCTGATCTCATCGCTCACGGAACCATAGTTCGCATGATGGATGCTCGGGATTTCCCGGTAGCTGGTCGTCTTGTCGCGGTAGTTCCAGACCAGCGCCTTGTTCGGGATGCTATTGCCGATCGAGGCGTAGCAGACGAATACCTCATTCAGATATGGGTTCTTGAACACAAAGGCCCGGTCGGTCGCACTGGCGTCCATATCGGAGAACAGCGCGCGCCGCGCTTGCTTGTCCAGCACGGAGGTAGCCTGCTGCCCATCATGCACGACTACATCCGAACCGGTCAGCACGAAATGCACGCCGTCCACTTCCTCAATGCAATTCCGATTCAGCGCCCCGGACATTCCTAAAACCTTCTGGTTTGCCATCACGAATGCACCGCCTGTATAGGTCAGGCGCCACACTGAATGCTCCTTATAGATCATCAGGTAATCGCGTAGCTGCAGCGCATCAATGATGGGGTCACCACCCTCAGCACAGTCGAACTCGCCAGCATCTTGCGTTGGGTCAGTTGGGTCCCAAGAAGCCGGAACTCCGCCAGGATCTGCAGGACTGGACCATTTCACCATATATGGGAAATTGTTCCCGGCCTTCGTCACATTCACTGCTACCAGGAAGTTCTTGAACGCTCGTAGCGATTTGCAGAAAGTGTTGACCGGCCAGTTGTCCAGAGTAACGCACCGATTCGCTGGGTTGAGATCCCAACGCTGTGGCGGGTCCACCGTATTCCCTGGGTTCAAAATCGGGATGCCAGAAAGAACGGTCGAGGTCCATTGATTCGGCACTCCAGAGTAATTCACATCATTACCGGCAGCCTGGCGCGTCAGGTTGGTATGCACGGGCACCCCGCTGGTTATGGTTGCCGCGTAAATCTTCTGTGCCCCTGCATAGAGCCAATATCGCGCGGCGCCAACATTCACTGGCAGAACATGATAAGGGACCACTACAGGCGTACCATATGCAGAGCCGTGTCCGAGGAATTGCTGTGCATATCCGTCAAGAAAACGAACGTTTAGGGCATCCGTCCAGATATTGCGCGGCAATTCGTGAACCGATAAGTCCTTGTTGACACCGGCCGCTCCGGCATTCGGCGTACGGACATATGCCATATTCAGTCCTTCACAAGCTGCAAGCGTAGTGCTGCGGCCTCGGATTCCAAAGCACTAATGCGCTCCTGATCTCCTTCCCTCAATGCACGAATGCTTTTGCCATCAATTGTGGCAAGCTGCGCCAGGATAGGAGCATTTAGAACTACCGCTGGAAGTCGGGGGCCTTCGATGAAAGCATGTCCATCCCATTGCATGCCGATGCTTGCTCCTGTTGGGTCAATAAATCTTTCATCGAAGCTGATGACCTCAGCGAAATTAACGACGATATTATTTTCAAGTTGGGCTGCTCGCATAACTTCCTCACCACCAATAGATGACCACTCGCCCAGCGCCACCATTGCCACCGGTTGAACTATTTCCGCCGCCGCCTCCACCGCCGCCTGGAAATCCCCCTGCGCCACCATTTGCTGACACGGAGCCCCCACCGCCACCAGCCCCGCACTGATAGATATTTGCGGCATCAGCGCCCTTTGCTCCCGGATTGCCGGCTGTACCGCCTGCGCCCCCTGTGCCGGAAGTGACAGTGCCATGCGCACCACCATTGCTTGCAGCACCCGCATTCGTTCCGCCTCCACCGCCGCCTGGGCCGAAAAGGCAGCCGCCGCCAGAGCCCCCGGCAGTTGCGCCACCGCCGCCACCACCACCATATTCAGCCGCTCCACCTGGAGCCCCTGCCGTACCACCAGCACCGCCTGAAAAACCAGTCCCATTCGAGCCTACCCCGGCGCCCCCTCCAGGACCACCACCGGTCGTACCATTCCCTAGGCCGCCAAAAGCTGTTTTCCCGAAGGCAGTTGTATTTCCCCCTGTCCCTCCTGCTGAACTAGCGCCCCCTATACCACCTGCACCAACCGTAATAGACTGTGGCCCCGCAACGGTCGAGGCGGGGACAATAAAAGTAACGCGGCCACCAGCACCGCCTCCGCCGCATCCACTACCGGTATTCTGTCCGCCACCAGCACCCCCGCCTGCCACTAAATCGACAAGATAATAGGATGCTTCTGGGATCGGCTGGAACGTGCCGCTGGCATTAAAAACCTGAGATCTCACTCCAGGCGGAAGCACTCCGGGCGGGAAGCCGTAAATGCCTTGTTGGTGCATATCAGAAGTCCCCCATCTGCGCGAGAACGTTGAAAGTCTCCGCGTTATGCGTCGACGCGCGCAGCGAATAGCCAGCCGGAATCGCCATAGGCAACCATGCATTGGTCGCAGCCGTCAGATAAGACGCAAATGAGCGAACCGTCCCGGATGGCGCAGGCACTGCGCTTACCGGGATTTCATCCAGCAGCCGCATGACCGGCACGGCAGGCGTCGTGAAATACGAACCTAGGATCGAAGCATTTGCTGTCGGCGTGGTCGCCATTGGGTAGCTGAAGGATGTCGCGCTCAGTACGGTAACGCTGGCATCCTTGACGTTGTAATCGAACGGGAATACCCCCTGCACAGTTACCTTGTCGCCGGTCGTACGTCCATGCGCGATCGTCGTGGTGACGGTAGCAGTCGTTGCGGCGAATGTAATTGATGCAATGGGAGCACCAGGCGCGCCTTCGCATAGGAACAACCGCACCATTCCGGCCGTTGTTACGCCAGTAGCCGTGATATCAATTTTCTCTAGGCGAGAACCCGCTGACCCGGCTGCGCCGACTTGCGGAACGGAGCCAGTACCATCACGTGCGGTATTGGCGACGCTGATCTGCGTAAATGGGATCTTTGCAGAGGCTGCGTATTGGGCAGTAGCGGACATTAGTCAACTCCTTGGGCGAATAAAAGAAAATCGGGTACAGGGCTCGTCCCCCAGAAAAAGGAACCATTCAGCGACTGCAGGAAGTAAAGTGTATTGCCGCCTGGGGCAGCAGGCAGAGTCGAACTAAACGACAGGTTATCAACATATTGCTTAGTGACAGCGAGTAGTCGGAAAACAGCGCCATCATAGGATGCGGCATACACAACTCCTGGCACCAAATCGTTCGCCGCTAGCGCCGCTCCAGTGAGTGAGCGTATTTCAATATTACCGAGCCCCGATACATTCAAAGTAGCCGCGCCAGTATTTGCAATCGTGGGGGAGAAAATCGCGATCATGCGAGACGTATAAGCTGGCAGTACAGTAGCTGGCGTCAGAGTATATGCATTCGCTGCCCCTCCGTCAGTGCCAGTGATCAGAATCGCCCCCACAAACCCGGCGAAACTATTCTTAACCGTAGTTTTCTCAAGCCGCAGATGGTCATCCCCTTGGCTTTTCGGGTCAGTACCGGGCGGATTCGCTGGGTTCAAATCATTGACCCAGATACCAGTTTCAAGTCCCATTTTTTACCTCATTTCACCCTGGTGATTGTGTAGCCGGCGATCTTCTTGCCGGCCGAAGTATTCTTCCAGACGGTGTCAACTGAAAAGAGTGCAGCGCCTCGCGTTTCTTCCGTATATGCCTGAGCGCGCATGAATTCGCCGCGATTGTCTGGATGCTCCCAATCAGTCATTGTTGACAGCGGAAGCGTTTCGCCGACCTGCATTTTGTCGAAATCAATCATGTATAGCTCCTGCCATCGAAATATGGACGGCGCAGAATGTCAGGGATTTCAGTGCGAAGTTCAGCGGCAGCTTTGGACATCGATGCATCTTGCGCAGCTTCGCGCATCAATTCCTTGAACTTGGCATCCCATGTGGGCCAGCGCGCGTCATCGCGGACATATGGCGCAGCTTCCGCCAATGCCCCAAACAGATACAAATCTGGATAGCGCGCGAATGTCGCATGCGTAGGAGCGATATCCGACAGGAATACATTCTGCTGATAGCGCAACGTCATCGGATAGGCCAAGTCACACGGTGACTCAAATGCGATGTTCGAACCATCGACAGCCCAATAGCGCGGACGAAGACTCGCAGCAGTATTCACGAATAGCTGATTCGCCAACACGATCGTCAACTCTTCGCGTGGTTGCACGTCATTCAGATACAAAGAGATTGGCTGACCAAAATCAGCAGGAAGCGGGACAAAACGATTCCCGGTCACGCCGGTGCGAGCGATTTCAAGCTCTCGCGGGAAGATGTTCAATCGGCGATTGATGGTACGCTCAGCCAGATTGATGAAATCAGGAATCTGCGAAGTCAAATTTGCCCGATGCAGCCAATCGGCTACAGTCGTCTTCAGCCCCGCATAGGTATCATATGCCATGATTAGCCTTCGACTTTTGCTTTTGGCGGGCGCCCACGCCTTGGTTTCTCTGCTTGCTCGATATCAGCTGGCTCCTGCATGCGCTCATAATCCAGCGCCCAGTCGTCAAAGCCCTCATCGCGCGCAGATTCTTCCGCCTCAAACGATGCGACTTCTTTGTATTCACCGCGCTTGTATAGAGCCTTGGGATATTCTTTAAATGCCATTGCATCCTCACTAATAAGGGCGTCTATTCGTTAGAACAGACGCCCTACTTCTTACGCGCCTACAACACCGCCAGGGAAATTCTCTGGGCGCATCCAGCCAATCAGATAGCTTTCGCTTGCGGTCGGCGTGATGCCGGCGCCCGTATTGTTGGAGAACGTGATGCCTACGGTATTTGCCGCAGTCACGCGCCAGCCAACGATACCCAAACCAGCCTGTGCGGTCGGCTTGGATACGCTATGCACCACATCCGATGCCAACAGACCAGGGAACGTGAACGTCTGTTCCGCAGTCGTGTTGGCAGCTACCTGCGCCGGGCTGATGGTGATAGCACCAAACCCCAGCGCTCGGACATTGCCAGTGATAAGTCCAACAGACATGATCGCCTCCTATCAGTTCGAAAGAATGCGGGCCGCCAGTTGGGCACGGATGGTCTTGTAGCCGTACAGGATATCGATGCGGCAAGGGAATTTATCGTTCACGATGTCGTACTGACGAACGATACGCATCGACAGACCGTCCATCACTTCGCGGGCTGCGAAATCGACGCCGGAAGGCATGATCAGGTCGGCAGATGCGAAAGTGAACGCATCTTTGTGGAACACCACCGAAGGCTTATAGACTTGGGAAGCGCCGCCGATCTTGGTGATTGCGCCGCCGTTGGTAGGCGATGCAGTCACGTTCTGAGTGCCACCAGTCACGACGATGGCAGGGGAAATCGACAGGTTGCCCGCACCGCCGGCATAGTCAGCAGTCACAACGAACGGCTGCAGTGCGCCAGTATCGGCTTTAGTTTCAGGATGGACGCGGTTCACGCCAGGCAGAGTGATGATGTCGCCAGCCTTGAAAGTGTTCGCGCCGGTAGCGATTGCCAGCGTAGAGCCAGTTTGGCCGGCACCGGACACGGTATAGCCAGTGGCCGATGCGGAAGTGCCGGTCGTGAAGGTCGGGATCAGCGTGTTCTCGTAGAAATCGAAGCCAGAGGTGCGACCCATCTTGCCCTCTTTGTATTGCGTCGAAATCTGAGTGCTGTCCTGGAACAGGCCTTTCAGGGTATCCACGAGGTCAACGTTGTCCTGAGTGTTCAGGATTGCGCTGCGCATGTTGTCCATCGGCGCCAGATTGTCATTCAGAGCTTTACGGCCCAGCAGCACGTTCTTGAACGTGATCGCGGCACCGATGCCATTGACGTTGTTATAAACGTCCTTGAGCATGTTAAACGCGTCTGCTTCGACGTTTGCGGCCAGGACAGACATTGCCGGATCAAGGATGCGCTGGCTGAAATCGTCCAGCGACAGAGTCAGTTCAGCGGAAGTGAAGTTGACGTCCACGCCCTTCTGATTGGTCACCGACAGCGATACAGATTGTTCGGTGGTGTCCTGGGCCGACAGAGTAGCACCGTTACGCACGGTATATTGGTTCGGCAGACGTACACGCAGCGTATCGCCGATCTTTGCGCCGGTCTTGGCGAACGAATCGTCATAAGCACGGTTCATATTGCCGATGAAGTTCAGCTTTTGATGCAGAATACGCAGCGCTTCGCGCGTGATCATATTCGGGGTAAGAATGGTATTAGCCATGGTGAAAGCTCCTTAACGTTTGTGTTTTTTGGCGAGTTCCTGCTCGCGCCATTCCCGCCATTGATCAGCGCTCATCTTATTCGGGTCAACCTGTCCCGATGGCGATTTAGCGCCGATGCGAGTTACAGGCTTGACCGGAACTGCTGGTGCAGCAGGCTTGGCGACTTGTTTCTTTTCCAGTTGATCGAACAATGCAGCCTTGTGCATGATCTTGAACAACGCCGGATTTTTAATCAGCATCCGTGCCGTTTCAGGATTAAGATCAAAGCCTTGTGCAGCGGCGAACTTCTTAATTTCTTCACCGCGCTGCTCCGTCCAACCTGGGATCTCGCGAGCCACATACGCTTCGGCGTCCTGAACTTGCTTGGCAGTAGACTGCTGCTCATCCAGTGCACGGCGTTGCTGATTCTGCGCGATACTGCCTTCCAGCCTTGACCGTTCATTAGTCAATTGCTGAATTTGGGCTTGTGCTTTGCCGGCTGCAATAGGATCTTGATCATATGCAGCCTGCCAATCCACTTGCCCATACTGCTGCAACGTTTCGTTAATCTGATGCAGTTTCGCCCTATCGGTGAAATCCTGCTGATCAGCCGCGACACGTTGTTGATACTGTTCGCGCTCCGCCTCAATGGCTTTGCGCATTTCCGCAGCTTCCTGCGTCTTGCGGGTGTAATCTGCATGCATCATGCGCTCAGCCTTTAGCTTTTCAGCCTGGGCCTTTGGCATGTCAAACTTCACCCCATCGACTTCGATTTCTTCCATTTCCTCATCGGTCGATTGCTCCGCAGAGTCCGCGTCAGAAGATTGGTCAGTTTCATTGCCGATTACCTGCTCAGATTCATTCGAGGAATCTGCTACTTCAGCATCGGAGTTCTGCACATCAGCAGATTGTTCCATATCGCTCATTTCTTACTCCATTTATGCCATTGCTGGCGAAATCATTGGAATTGCTCTGGCTGCGTCATTTGCTGCGGCTCCTGAGGAACTGGAGGAGGCAATACATCCGGCGAAGCTAATACTTGTTGCATCGTCTGCAGCACAAGTGCCTGAATCGCGGCAGGATCAAACGCAGCTGCTGCCGGCTGGATAACTTTCAGGCGATTGGTTTCAGCGTTATAGGCATCAACCTGTGCTTTTGCGATATCGATACTCTTGTCTTGCTGCGCAGCTTGGAGCTGCTGCTGCATTTGACCCAAAGCCGCCTGCAGTTGCTGGATCTGCTGCTGCGCGGCTTGTACTTCAGGATTCTGACCTTGCAATTGCGGCGGAAGCGTTTTGCGCAGACGTTCAGCAATCTGTTCCGCACCAGGCCAATCAAGATTTTTAGCCAGCAAATCGCCCATCACCGCACCAGCACCAGGCACCGAACGGATAAACTCAACCATCTGATTCGCTGCTTCTTCGCGCTTCGTGTTGTACGATGGACCAACCTCGCAGGTTACATCGTATTTACCGGTAGTTAGGCTGTAGACCTTGCCGACCGCTTGAGCCTCGGCCATTTGCTCTTTCTGAGCTTCTTGCGCGGCCTGTGCTTGCATTTCAGGAGTCATCTGAGCGCCATTGATTGGCACCATTTCGTTGACGCCATCCTCATGAATAACGCGAAGGATGCGAGGACCGCTATATACCTTCGGGATCAGATCGCAGAGAATACGGCCAGCATGGCGAATAGCCCGAGCAAGGTTATCCGTGAAATTGAATGTCGAAGTGTCGCCTTCCCGTTGACGCGCAAGAATTGCACGCCCACTGGTCTCATTGGACTGAGCACCGAGGCTGGCATCATAAATCCCCATGATGGACTTCATGTCATCAGAGGCGTTAATCGCTTCCTGGAGCGCACCAGCAGGAGGGCCAGTAAATGGCTGACGTTGCGGAGGGCCAACAAGAGCGCCGTTCACCTCTATCGCGTCATATTGCAGGTATTGGTGATTCGCTGTATTCGCATTGGCCCATTTGTTCGCGTCAGTCACAAATTGACCGACAGCACCGAGCCATGGCGTCTTCGGAGCAAGTGCCACCAGCTCAGTGCTCGCAGTGCGCCAGAAGTTCAGCATCTGCTGCGGGTCTTTGGCGAAGCGGATCATTGATAGCGTATGACGCTCGCCATCGACAACGACCTCTTCGCCATAGACTGGAACGATTGGGATATAACGCCCGGGCCAAGGATTTGTTTCCAGGATCTGGCAACCAGTGATAATGCGCTGCGTTACCTTCTTGGTGATGGTTGGGCGTTTATCAACAACCGTGACCCCAAGCGCATCAAAGAATTGCTTGCGTTCCGGGTCGAGATAATCGCTCTCCAACATGACGTTATCATTGGACAGCTTAACGAGCGTGGCCGGCACATCTTCACGCACCCACCATTCAGCTACGCGCACGAATTCATCAGTGAACCAGTTACGCGAATCGTGGCTATCAGCGTCGATGCTTGCGGTCTCAGCATCCGGCCAGTTCTTCTTGAACTCGTCGATTGGATAAAGCTCAGTGACGAAACATTCATCCCATTCCGACGAATCCGAACCGAATTCTGGGTCATTCGCATAGACATTGAGCGGATTCTTGATCGGCTCAATCAGGATATCTTGGTCGAATGTATCGTCCGATGCGTATTCTGTGACGATGCGGAAGTAACCAAAGCCGCCTGTGACAGCGTTATCTAGCGCGTTATCATAGGCAATATCAGCATTGCTGGTGTATTCGATGTTTCGTGCCAGGCCGTCAAGAATCTTTGCAGTTGCTTGGTCTGCACCATCGCCCACGGGGTGAAATTTGATCGATGGCTTATTTTGGCGAGCGTCATTCGTTACCTGCTTGATGAACGCTGGAAGACGATTGATAGTTAGACAAGGGCGTTTGTCATAGTCGCGCTGGCGCCTGATTTGCTCGGGCCACTGTTCGCCAAGACGGGCGAAGCGCACATCATCAACCCAGTTATTGCGGTTTTTGTTCTCACGTGACTCGATCCGAGCAAGCGATTTACGCGCCTTCTCGATTAGTTTCTCGTCCGCTTTTGTGTTCGAATATGGCATTTATGACTCACAGTCATAGAATTGCACCAATTCTATATTCGTGAGTCAATAATTGCAAACTATCAGTTGATTTGACGGAACAAATGTCCTTCCCAGGCTCCAGTAAGAGTCAAGGCAGCGCTCGTATAGGTGCAGCGAAGGCCAAAGTTTGTCCGAGCGGCTACCGGAATAGTCGTCGTGGCATCCAGTGCGTATGGAGTAATGTCGGTGCAGGACATCTTGCGCGGCAGGCGGAAGAACGGATTAGCTGCCGCGATTGAGCCGAAATAGAAGGAACAATCCGCGCCTTTGGTCGTGCCGCCACCACCGCCGGCAGACGAGTTAATCTCCATTTCCACGGACTTGATCAGCAGCATATGCCCTGCCGGAACGGTATATTGTGACTGCTGTGTAATGCCGGCGCCAGCCGGGATAATCGCCCGGATTGTGCCGCCGCCTGAATCGCGCACATTGATCTGAGCGGCATTCACTCCACCACTACCAGCACCAGTGATGAATGCTTGATTTACTGCCTGCCATGGGCCGCCTGGAATAGCCACTGTTCCGCCATTGGCCGCAATAGTCACGCTTACTTCGTTGTAGTTGGCGTCGAGCAGATTGACGATGACCGAGCGTGCGCCAGTTCCAGCAGCAGTATCAGCGGCATTGGTAAATTGAACTTCAAGGCTGACAGATGCTCCATTTGCAATAAATGGGAACGTTCCCCCGCCAGTCCAGCAGTCCACGAATGCAGGAGCCGTAACTGCAGCACCAACCGTTACATTCCCAAGGCCAATCACGCGCCGAACCTGAATGCCCCATAGACCTAGCGCGACATCGCTGTCGAATTCGTCTGGATTATCGCTTACGCCATATGCCGACATGAGAGGCTCCTAAAAAGAACCCCGCATCAGCGGGGCTTCATTCATTGGGTATTTGCTGAGGACTGTTGCAATATTACCACGCTCTGCGCAATATCACTTCTTGGCCTTCAATACTTTGTTGGCTTTGGCGTCGATCTTGCTCAGCGTGGATTTGCTGATATTGCCGGCGTTGTATTGCTGCTGCGCTCGTGCTTTGGCATTGCCTGCGTGCGACCGATCGTTCACGGGATACTTTTTACCTGGGAGCGCATATTCAGATTGCGGCATTGATTTGCGCTCTTTTGCGGATAACTTCGACATATATTCTCCTGTGTAGGACAAGTTTCCGAAAGCTTATCCCATCCAGCCACCCTCCACAACTTCAAGTCTTGGCTGCGGTGTCGGCTGCACTGTTGATGGAAGCGACTGTACAGCTTTGATAGCGTCAAACATTGGATCAAGCTGGTCATCGTGCGTGCCGCCAGGGAACGCGGAGGATTCCGATAGGAAGTCAGACAGCCATGGCGCATCCATTGGCAGCAGGACATTGCCGGATTCGATGAACGGCGCAGAGTCGTGGCCGCGAGAAATCTTGTCTTTGTTGCGCTGCACACCGGTTACCGCGATGCCCTCACGGCGTAGCGTCTGGATCAGGCCGGTTCCTGATACCTTGTCTTCCACCTGCATGCCACGTAGCGGCGCCAGCGTGCTTGCCTTCTGCTTGTTCCAGAATGCTCGGGCGTTCACCAGAAGCTCAGGCGCTTCCCACTTACCGCGCAGTTGGTCCAGCAGCACGGCTTGTCCTACCGTCGAGCGCCCCCAGCATTGCAAAACGCTGTAGTCATTCTCTTCGCCTGTCTTCTGCGCCGTGTCGCATGTGATGATGCGCCAGTCGAGTGACGGAATTGATGTGTAGTATCGATACCACGCTTCTTTGATGATACCGCCACCACGCGGGGCTGGACGTTGCTGGAGCTGACCGGCGGTACCGTAGGAGCCCAGCGTTTTCTCCAGCTCTTGCACCTGTTCTTCGCTGAACCGCTCCGGGAACATCAATTCGCCGTCATGCTGGCGCGGATCGGCCCAGCCAAGCGACGTGACGCAGCGATGCCCGACTTCGAAGCGCATAGGAATGCACAGATGCACGTAGGGCAATCCCATGTCCAGAATCACGCCGCTGGTGTCTTTCTCGTTCAGGCGCTGCATCACTACGATAATGGCCGATTTCTCGGAGTTGACGCGAGTGGGCAGCGTTTCCGTGAAGGCAATCCTTGCCTCTTCCAGCCGCGCTTCCGAGTTGGCATTGTCGGCGCTGATCGGGTCATCGAGGATCACGCGGTCGCCGCGCACACCGGTCATCGAGGTAAAGGCGCGCGCCTGGCGGAAGCCCTTGTGCGTGTTGCCGAACTCTCGCTTGCCGTCCATGTCCCGGGCGAATTCCATGGGCCAGAGCGCTTGATACCACCACGATTTGATCAGGTCACGGCAGCGTCGGCTGTCTCGGATGGCCAGTGTTTCCTCGTGGGCGGTACCTACGATGCGCATTTCCGGCATGTTGCGCGGCCCCCATTCCCAAGCCGGCCAGATGACGCCGGTCAGCAGGGACTTCATGGTGCCAGGCGGAACATTCATCAGCAGGCGGGTAATCTCACCGCGCGTTACGGCCTCTAGGTGCTCGCAGATGGCATCTAGTGCCCATCCCCATTTCAAGGGAGTTCCGGGCTCCAGCACGCGCCAGGCACGCTTAGCAAATTCGGCAAGGGAGCGGCTACACAGTTCGCGCTCCACTGCCAGCAAGTCAGCTTGCGTCAGCAGCATCTTTAGCCTTGAGGATTTCGGCCAGCGTTTCACTGGAGAGGCCGGCCACGTTCAGCGATGCCTCAGTCTGGATTGGCCCACCTCCAGCACCTGTTACCTCTTGTTGGCGAGTATCGCGCCACTCATCCTTGCGACGGTTCTTGAGCCAAAAGATTGCTGCAGTCGTGTCAGGAGGGTAATGCTTGATGACCGGCGTCTGAATGACTTGACCTTCGATGACGCGAATATCGACCTCGTCGTGCCGGTAGCCTGTTGCCCGTTCGAACAGACTGCGCTCTACGCGGTCGTCAGCTTGCTCCTTACCTGCTCTTAAGGACTGACAAAAATTGTCATATTGGAGTTTCCACCGGTTAATAGTTCTGCAATCGACGCCGAAGAATTCCGCAATCTCCATGTCCGTCGCACCCAGTAAGCAGAGCTTCCGTGCCTGCTCTGCGAACTCTGGCTTGTAGACGCTTGGCCGGCCGGGGTTTTGATGGCGCTTATCCTCGGATTTAACACTTCCGGAGTCTAATCCCGCGTTTTCGCTGCCTTTTGATTGCGCATGAGTATTTTTGTTACGTGATTTGGCGGATTTAGGCCCAGGCTTAGCTTTTGTGGCGGTAGTCATTTGGTGCACGAGTTCCTTTCGGATTGTTCGTCCTCATTTAAATGTTGCCTGTAGTTTACACTAATCAATAGACAAAAAGAACCCGCTAGTGGCGCGTATGTCCATAGCGGGCAAATTGGAGGGTGATGCTAGGGGTGAAACAAAGGAAATCGGTGACAGCTTTACACTGTCTTGGCATCTTGTAGCAGATGCTGCTCGCTTGCTTAATTGCGCTTACAAGTTACGATGTGGTTATAAAGTGCACCAAGGCCAATCGCTTTGTTGCAGAGTGGGCATTTCCCACTATTGCGTTCGATACCTTGGGCCTTCATTGCTGCTGCCATTGCTACGTCTTTAGCACGTTGACGACCAGCGGAACCACCGGATTTCTTTGCGGACATGACGTTCTCTCATAGAGTTAAATTAGCGTCATGGCAGCCTCCTTTAGTTGATTAATTTGGGAACGATTCGATTATATCTCAAAACCGTTCCCATTTGCCGATATCTACTATTTCCAATATTGAAGGTTTCTTAGGATCGTTGCTTGGTATATACGTTCTCTTTGTGATCTGGAATCGATCATCGCCCATGCGGTTCTCCTGGCGCTCAGTGTTAGCGTCTATCTGGCGCTTGGCTTCGTCATGGGCATATTTCATTATTCCTGATCCTTTCCCTCATTGAAAAGGCGATCGTATTCCCTAGAGAACATCAGCAGATCACGAATGATCATCCCTGCTAATATTACGCCTAGTCCAATGAGAATGAAAGTAATCTCGATTCCGTCAATGCTCATTTCAGTTATCCTCGTTCAGTGCTTTGAACATTTCATCTGCTTTTTTCTTGGTGAGTTCGATATGCAGCTTCCATTGCGCTTTACTCAGCCCGATAATCCCAGGCACCCAATGTGTACGCTTGTCCCTTCCTCGGAATCTGCCAGCATAGCGGCCTTCTCTTTGGTTTCGGCTTAGTTGGATCATATATCATCCAATCGAAGCAATAGCGAAGCGTTCAGCCCTTACCCTGTCCATCACGGCCCGATGCTCCAGTCGAGGCTTGAGCACCTTGAATACTGGCTTTGCAGCCTGTTCAGCAGCAAGTTCCCGTTCGGTAGGCAGGTAATAGCGCTTGCACTTGCCCAATGGCTCCTTGCGGATAATCTTGTCCTTATCCATGTTCTCCAGCACCAGGCGCAATGCTGGCAGTCCAATCTTTAGCTTGCGGCTCATCATCATGTCTGTGAATCCGCTAGGCTCATTCTTGAGTAAGCGCAT